TAAGCCTGATTGGTGGACTACACAACACAAGGAGGTTGCATGAATTATATTGCAGAACAAAGACAGTATGAAAGAATACTAACAAAAGATGAATACCGAAAGTTTATTCAATATATTGATGATAACTATGCAGAAATGTATGGTAATAAAATAAGTTATTCTGTTCGTAAAATAAAAGAAAAGTTTATTGTTTATCTTGACGAGAATACAATTATAGATTTTAATGATATTTTTGCTTGACAAAAGCAACGACTTCGATTATAATAGTTCCACAAAAATGCCAAACCACAAGGAGGATTATATGGCAATACAAGAAGGAATAGCCTATTGGGCTAGTGTAACGTCACCTAACACAAGATTCGAGCCTGTGTATACAGTCGATCTAGTGGTAGATGATGCAACTGCTGACACCTTTCAAGCACGAGGTCATAGAGTAAAAGAGCTCGTGATTAATGATGAGGTTGTTGGTCGGGCTGTCACTATCAAACGAAAAGTGAATGGTCCAAATGGTATCGTTAGGAAAGCTCCTAAATTATTCGATAAGAATAAAGAGCCTCTTGACGAGATAGTTGGAAACGGCTCTAAGGTTAGAGTTCAATTCAACGAATGGGAAACATCTAATAACTTTGGAAACTTCAAAGGTTTAGATTTCCAAGCTATGCAAGTCTTAGATTTAGTTTCAATCAAGACTGGTGATGGTGATGAATTTGATCCCTTCGGAGACGGAGAGGAGTTCTAATGATTATCACCATTAGAAACGAAGAAGGTGTCGAGACTAATTACGACATCAAAAAAATTGGTGACGAGCAGAAACAACAGGAAGCTACAGTAATTGTGCAGAAAGTTGGAAACCTGCAAGTCACCATAGAAGCCCTTGACTTTGCTTCAAGAACACATAGAGCTAACCTTGAACAGCTCTTACTAAACTGTGATGAAGCAAAAGTCACTGATGATAGTGAAGCTAACTCTGATACAGAGGAAGCATAATTATTATTTATCTCCACGAAAGGCACTCTGAAATATGGGTGCCTTTTCTTTTTAATTTATTATAAGGAGTTTGTATGGAACAAAGCACTTTTGTAAAGTATCATTTACCCTGTCCGTCATGTGACAGTAGTGATGCTGTATCTGTAAACGCAGATGGATCAGCTAAATGTTTTAGTTGTGAAAAGTTTTTTCCTAATTATGAGAACAATAATATTATGAATATACCAGTAAAACAACAACCAACCCAACCGCTAAATGCTCATGGTGGAGTGTTTGCGAAACTAACAGACAGAGGGATATCCAAAGAGACTGCTGAAAAGTTTGGCGTAAGAATAGTTTACGACCAATCTGGACAACTTGCTCAGCACATTTATCCTTACTATATCAATAACGAATTAGCCTGTAATAAGATTAGATACATCAGAGATAAACGTTTTATTTTTGAAGGCTCACCAACAGGCACAGGATTGTTTGGTCAAAACCTTTTTAAAGAAGGTGGTAAATACCTAACAATCGTTGAAGGTGAATGTGATGCTATGGCTGCCTACGAACTTCTTGGAAGCAAGTGGGCAGTTGTATCTATTAAACGTGGTGCAGCTTCGGCAGTAAAGGATATCAAAGAAAACCTAGAGTATGTGGAAAGCTTTGAAAATATTGTACTGTGCTTTGACAAAGACAAGCAAGGCGAAGAAGCTGCAAAGCGTGTAGCCACAATACTTAAGCCCGGCAAAGCAAAGATCGTTACACTGCCAAATGGATACAAAGATTCCAACGACATGCTTAGACAGGGTAAATTCCATGAGTTTACTAGAGCTTGGTGGGATGCAAAACTATACACACCTACAGGTATTATTCGTGTGTCTGAAAGAGAGGACGAATTTTTTAATCGTGAAAGGAAAGAAAGCGTTCCTTATCCATGGCAAGGTTTGAATAAAAAACTTTACGGACTTAGACAGGGTGAATTAGTTACCTTGACAGGTGGTACAGGGCTTGGTAAATCTTCTATTACTCGTGAGTTAGAACACTGGCTCATTGAAAAGACCGAAGACAATGTAGGTATCATAGCCCTTGAAGAAGATTGGAGACGAACTGTTGATGGTATCTTATCTATTGAAGCTAACGCTAGGTTATATATCGATAATGTTAGAGACACCATAGACCAAGAAGTCTTAAAGAACATGTATCAAAAAGTCTTTTCAAACGATAGAGTTTTTGTTCATGCACATTTTGGAACTAATGACATTGATGATATCTTTGCTAAGCTCAGATATTTGATTGTCGGTTGCGATTGTAAATGGGTAGTTGTTGATCATTTACATATGCTGGTAAGTGCGATGTCAGAAGGTGATGAAAGAAGATCCATTGATAATATTATGACTAGACTGAGAAGCATGGTTGAAGAAACAGGTGCAGGAATAATTCTTGTTTCTCACCTAAGAAGAGTTGATGGAAACAAAGGACATGAAAATGGAATTACTGTTAGTCTTTCTCACCTTCGTGGCTCGAACAGTATCGCACAGCTTTCTGATTGTGTTATTGCATTGGAAAGAAATCAACAAGCAGAGGATGAACTTGAAGCTAGAACAACAAGAATGCGTGTTTTAAAATCAAGATACACAGGTGATGTTGGTATGGCTACTGCTCTTGTATACGATAAAGAAACAGGACGTTTGTCTGAATACGAAGATGATGAACTGATGTTATCAGAAGATGATCAGGATGTCTTAGCATTTTAGGAAAGAATAATGGAATTAGTTTTTGATATTGAAACAGATGATCTAAATGCTACTACCATATGGTGCATTGTAGCAGTAGATGAAAACGATAAAGTATATACCTTTGATCCAAGTCAAATTGATGAGGGGATTAAACTTTTACAAAGTGCAGATAAACTTATTGGACACAACATTATAGGTTTTGATATTCCCGTAATTAAAAAGTTAAAGGGTATTGATTTATATCATGCTGATAAAGTTATTGACACACTAGTTTTATCTAGGTTGTTCAAACCAACAAGAGAAAGTGGACACGGGCTAGAGGCTTGGGGTTATAAACTTAATGTTCGCAAGCAAGACAAACCTGACTTTGAAAACTACAGCAAAGAGATGTTAACATATTGTACACAAGATGTTATATTAAATAAAATATTATTTGATTTTTTGAAAAAAGAATCTGCTGGATTTTCTAAAGAATCAATTAATATTGAACATGAGATAACACAGATCTTAACTCAGCAAAAAGACAATGGTTTTAAATTTGATCTCAAGCAAGCAACAGAGCTCGTAAGTATCTTAAATGAAAAACTAAAACAAGTTGAGCATACAGTGCAAGAGGTGTTTAAACCAAGATGGGTTGATGTTAAAAAGGTTACACCAAAACTACGTAAAGATGGAACTTTGTCTAAGGTCGGATTAACCGACTACGAGTATGAAGAAATATTACAAACAAAAAACTATAAACCATTTATGCGTAAAGCATTGGAAGAATTTAATCTTGGTAGTCGTAAACAGATAGGTGAATACCTTATAAAGTTTGGATGGAAGCCAAATAAATTTACACCAACAGGTCAGCCCATTGTGGATGAAGGAACACTTAAAAAGATTACACACATCCACGAAGCTAAACTAATTGCTGATTACTTGTTGTACCAAAAACGTATAGCACAAATTAATTCTTGGATCGAAGCTGTTGAAAATGATGACCGAGTTCATGGCTCTGTTATTTCAACAGGAACAATAACTGGTAGGATGTCACATAGAAATCCTAACATGGCACAAGTGCCTTCTGTTAGCAGTGAATATGGTAAAGAATGTAGAGCCTGTTGGACTGTTGATGAAGGTAATGTTTTACTAGGTGTAGATGCATCAGGCTTAGAACTAAGAATGTTAGCACACTACATGGACGATAAGGAGTATACAAATGCAATTCTCAACGGAGATATACACACAACTAACCAAAAACTTGCTGGACTTAAATCAAGAGATCAGGCAAAGACTTTCATCTATGCACTTATATACGGAGCAGGAGATGAAAAGATTGGTACAATTATTGGAGGAAGCAGAGCAGCAGGTAAAAAGTTGCGAGAACGCTTTCTTAGTAGTTTACCAGCATACAAATCTCTTAAAGAACGAGTTGATAGAGCAGCTGAAAAAGGATTCTTGAAAGGATTAGATGGTAGAAAAATATTATTAAGACATAAACATGCTGCATTAAATACTTTACTTCAAGGTGGGGGTGCTATAGTTATGAAGAAAGCACTCTGCATACTTGATAAAAGATTAAGACAGTGTGGTGTTGACTTTAAATTTGTTGCAAACATACATGATGAATGGCAGATTGAAGTCAAAGAATGTCAAGCTAATCGGGTAGGGCAACTTGCTGTTCAGAGTATTGTAGATGCCGGTACATACTTTAACATGCGTTGCCCTCTTGATGGTGAGTTTAAAATTGGAGGAAGTTGGGATGTCACGCACTAAAAATACAGAAAAGGTAGAAAACTATAGAGCAAAATATAGACATGTTGTTGGACACTATGTTCACAAATACTATATGGTGAAGGGTGCTAGAAAAAGAGCAAAGCAAAAAGGATTAGATTTTAATTTAAAAACAGGAGACATTGAGGTCGGAACTCATTGCCCTATTCTTGGATTAAAATTTGTAATTGGCAACGAAGTATGGTATAATTCACCCTCATTGGATCGAATCGATAATACCAAAGGATATGTAAAAGGAAATGTTATTGTTGTTTCTTTCATGGCAAACAGTATAAAAAATCAGGCAACCCCCGATCAGATCAGAAAGGTTGCAGACTTTTATACAAAACTTTATAAAGAAAAAGGAATAGTTTATGACAAAAAAGCTTAACACATTAATAGACGATATCTATACAACTATCTCTGCATTGTCAGATGGTAAGCCTCTCAATGTTTCTGAGAAAGCTATAGAAGAGTTTGGTGAAGATATGAAAGAAGCTCTTAGACATTGGACTACTCCACCTGAACGAAACACTACAGAGCATCTGCGTATGTCTAACATAGGTAAACAAGACAGACAGCTTTGGTTCGATATAAATTCTACATCAAACACTACAGAATCTTTACCACCTCACTTACATATTAAGTTTTTATATGGACATTTACTTGAAGTATTGGTATTGTTTTTTGTAAAACTTGCAGGACATAAAGTAACTTCACAGCAAAAAGAAGTTAGTGTTCAAGGTATCAAAGGTCACATGGACTGTGTGATTGATGGTGAAGTTGTTGATGTAAAGACTGCTTCTGGTTATGGCTTTAAGAAATTTAAGGATGGTACGTTAGCAGAGGATGATACATTTGGTTATCTTGCACAGCTTGCTGGATACGAACATCATAATAAAACTAACAAAGGTGGCTTTCTTGTTTTAAACAAAGAAACAGGTGAGCTTACTCTGTTTGTTCCTGAAGATTTAGATAAACCAAATATTACTTCAAGAATTAAAAACATTAAACAAACGATTAAAAGTAAAACTCCACCTGAGTTTTGTTATGATCCTATACCTGAAGGTAAAAGTGGAAACATGAAACTACCTAGAGGATGTATGTATTGTAAACACAAAGTAGAATGTCACAAAGATGCTAATGATGGTAAAGGATTGCGTCTGTTTAACTATGCCAAAGGTCCAGTTTATTTTACAAAGTTAGTCAAAGTACCAAACGTAGAGGAAAGTTTATGAACGGAAAGAAATCAAAATTAATTAGGAAGAAAGCTAAAGACTTGTTAGTTGATTGGTTATCAACTATGTTAAATGATGAAGAAAGAAAAAAACTTACAGTCGATAACTATCACACATATTTACCTGACGAACAATATGTTTTTGCAAATAGAAAAAGAATTTTATCTGCATTCACAGATCGTTGGATGCAAAAAAGAATAAAAAAATTAAACAAACCACTTGCAAAAATTACAATACAGGATATAATAAATGGGTAGGTATCGAAAACCTAGAAAGATACGACCAGTTGAGAAAGATGTTCCTGTTGGTTACGATTCTAAATGGGAACATAAGTTACATGTTACTATATTAAAGGACTGGTCTCACCATAATAACAAGATTCCCTATACCGTAGAGCATACTTACGAGCCTGACTTCGTTAAAGTTATAGGAAGCACTGAATATCTTATAGAAGCTAAAGGTAGATTCTGGGATTATAATGAATACAATAAATATGTTTGGATTAAAAAAGCTTTAAGACCAAACCAAGAACTTGTATTTTTATTTTCTAGTCCTAGCTCACCTATGCCACAAGCTAAAGTTAGAAAAGACGGAACTAAACGAAGCCATGCTGAGTGGGCTGAGAAGAATGGATTTAAATGGTTTAGCGAAGAAACACTACCGAAGGAATGGATAAATGAAAAAGATTAACTATAAATTTAATGAAGATAAATTAATAAAAGAATTACATGAGTATATAAATGCTACCTATAGCGAACACTATGCCTCAGATAAGTATCAAGCAACCGATGTTATTATTGATTCAGGACATGGTGAAGGTTTTTGTATGGGTAACATTATGAAGTATGCAAAAAGGTATGGTAATAAAGATGGTAAGAATAGAAAAGACTTGCTTAAAATATTACACTATGCTATAATAATGCTCGATATACATGATGATATGAAAAGATTTTTTAGCACAGGAGATAGCAAGTGGTAGAAGACACAGTTGGAATTAAAGAATATTTAGGCATAAAGATTAACTATGACAAAGAAAAAAACTTAGATAAGTTTAGCCTAGATACATTAAAGGATAGATATTTTATTGAAGGAGAAACCCATGCCCAAGAAGCATTCGCAAGAGCCTCCGTCTTCGGAGCAACCTACAAAAACATTACTGATTATGGACTGGCTCAAAGACTGTATGACTACAGCTCCAATTGTTGGTTTATGTTTAGCACTCCTATACTTAGTAACGGGGGAACGAGTCGTGGGCTTCCTATTAGCTGTTTCCTCAATTATGTTCCTGACAGCAGGACTGGGCTTTCTGCTCATTATGACGAAAATATTTGGTTGGCAAGTTCAGGCGGAGGTATCGGTGGATATTGGGGAGATGTACGTAGTAACGGTATATCTACTACTCACGGTAGTAAGTCTACTGGTTCCATTCCTTTCATGCATGTCGTAGATTCTCAGATGCTTGCCTTCAATCAAGGCGTAACAAGACGTGGTTCATACGCAGCTTACATGGATATATCGCATCCTGAGATTGAAGAGTTTATTAACATGCGAAAGGAATCAGGTGGAGATATTAATCGTAAATGTCTTAACCTTCATAACGCTGTAAACATTAACAATGAATTTTTAAAAGCTGTAAAAGATGATGAAGACTGGAGATTAATTGATCCAAAATCTAATGAAGCTGTCAAAACAATTAATGCTCGTGACTTGTGGTTTCAAATAATTAATGCACGTGCAGAAACTGGTGAGCCCTATATGGTCAACCTAGATAATTGTAACAAAGCTTTACCACAGAAACAAAAAGATTTAGGTTTAGAAATTAAACAAAGTAATTTATGTTCAGAGATTACACTACCAACCAATGAAGAGAGAACAGCAGTGTGTTGTTTGTCAAGTGTAAACTTAGAACACTTTGATAAGTGGTCAAAGAACGAAAAGTTTATAGATGATTTAATAACTATGTTGGACAATGTACTCCAACACTTTATAGACAATGCAATTGATACAACACAACTAGGAGAATACAATGCAAACTTCAAAAGATTTACAAAACATATCCGAGAAGGTAAGGAAGGCTTTAAGAAAGCTGCTTACTCTGCTTACCGAGAAAGGTCAGTGGGTCTTGGAGCAATGGGATTCCATGCGTATCTTCAAAAGAATAACATACCTTTTGAAAGTATCTACGCTACGGGCTTCA